TTATGCAATAGAGGAATATTTGTAGCAGCACAAGTAAGAGGAGTGGTAATTACTTCATCGCCTTCCTGCAGACCAACTAATTCGTAGGCTAATTCAAGTGCAGAAGAACCCGAATTCAACGATACTGGATATTTTACATTAAAAAGGTTTGAGAAGTTTTTCTCAAATGATTCCACCCTCGAACCCTGTGTAACGCAACCAGAATTCAATACATCTGAAACCTCGTTAATAGCTTCGTTCGGTACATGTGGGGCAAACAATGAAATTTCCTTCATGAATTTTCATCTACCTTCTCTTTTTTTAGATGGCTTATGCTCATCTTTAATCTAGTAGCTTTAGAGTGGTGTTTTCCAGTAGAAGCTTTACGCTGTTTTTCTATTGTTTCTTTAGTATGGCGTCTTCCAAACATAGAATTTTTACTTCCTCTAGAAGAAAAACTTTGTTTTATTTTTGTTTCTTCAGAAGCTTTCTTACCTATTCTACTCAGTCTTATTTTTTCTCTAGTTTCACTCGATACTTCTTTATTCATATTGCCTTGCCTAATCTTTTCTTTATGTTCTTCAGTATGCGGTCCTAATTTTCTTCCAGTAAGAGTAAAACTAATCTTATCTCTTGTTTCTTTCTTACATACTCTTCCAGTTGAAGCTTTTTTATGCTTAATTAACACTTCTGGCTTATTGTGAGCTATTTTCATGTTCAATCTAGCAATTTTAGATTTACTCTTACCTAATAACGCTCTACTTATTTTAATACAAGTTTCTTTAGACCTTACTCCTCCCCCACATTCACCACCATTAGATATATTGTATAAACTTTCTTTTCCATAAACTATTCTATAAGCTGAAATATACGCTTTCTCCATTGAATTTAATTCTTCTCTACTTTTAGCCCAATCAATGGGTTTAGAAATAAAAATATCTGACCCATGTTTATTTAGAATATTTTGAATTATCAAACCACTACCAAAATATTCAGAGTCAAATTCGCCTTTATTTCTTCCTATATATAGCATTCCATTTCTTTTATCTATAGTTTCATACACATATCCGTAGTTCATTTTTTAGGCTCATTTTGCGTTCCTATCATCTTCGGCTTCTGGACTGATTTAGATAATTTATTTATCTCCTCCATCGATGTCTTAATATCCCCCGTTGGGAAGTTGCTTGTTAAAAAATGATGTGTCAAAATACCATCTTTTAAAAGTGTTACTGTTACCAAATATCCAGTACTATCTTTGAGCTCTTCTACTAAATTATACAGGTCAATTACTTTCTCTTCCATTTTCTTCTCCTTTGTCTTCGTCTACATCTTCGTCTTTTTGTATTTTAAACTAGCTCTACGCAGAAAGACTTGAGCTAGAGGAACTTCTGCAACTAGAGCTACTGCTAGAACTCTTTGATGTAATTCTAGTTATATCCCTAGTAAAGTTTATAACACCATAATCGGGAGTCCTAACAATGCCACTCTCGTCTTTATACTGAATATCAAAGAAATATTTACCCAACAAACCATATGTTTCCGATGCTTCTGCTGCTCGTAAAGTAGTTATCCCTAAAGTAGGTTGTGTGAAAGTCGTAAATTGCTTCTTGACAATAGCAGATGCATCAGCATCATCCTCATTCTTCTTTAACGTAAACCAAATCGTCCAATTAGAAATATTTACCGGTAATCCAGTATCAGTATATGTAAATGTCTCCCTAAAAACTAGGGTATCTCCCCGTTTTACATTGAAGTCACTAGGCATTATTTTTCCTATTTTGCTATTGCTGCCTTTGGTGTTTCTTTAATTACTCGGACATCTACTGCTATCTTACCTTTTTCATTTTTAGATTCTTCATATTCTACTAACTGGTCTTTCTCTAACTTTGTAGATTTATCTTTAGTTACAACGCCTGAATGATGAACAAATATATCTTCTGAACCTGAATCGGGTTTTATGAAACCATAACCTTTACTAACATTAAACCAAAGAACACTTCCTTTCATGACTAATCTCCTTCGTAATCTATTAAAAATTAGGGAGCTGGTCAGGCTCCCCAGAGCTTAAAGACCTTGGACTAACCCATGAAGGATTAGCCGCAATTTATGAGCATGCCCTGGAAGGCTTCACATGTCATCTGTAAGACAGTGAACTCAGCAATGATTGTTCTATATGCCGTCTGCAATAGAGCTAGGTCTATTGAAGAAATAGGCATTAAATCAACCATCTGAAGGCTATTGCCATCGTCAAGAACGGTCTTATCGTCAATGACAATAACATTGCCAGCCACACCAACATTAGGCAAAAACCTGCTACCAATGATGTCTATTGTCCCGAAAGGAGAAACCCATTTCGTGACAGCAACACCTGCAGGAACATCAGCCAATGCACCAGCTCCAGACTGGAACAACCTGTAGTACGAGGAAAGAATCAGGTCTGAAAATCTCTGATTATCCCTATACGACATAATTGCCGCCTGAGGCTTACCACCAACGATGGTAATCTTTCTCAAAAGCTCCTGTAACTGAGCTAATGTGAAAGCAGCAGTGCCTGACGTAACTGTATTAGTAGTGATTTGAGCTAACAACCCATCGAAGCAGAGAGGATTCGTTCCCGAATTCCCATTAATGATTGCCCACTCCTCGATAAGAGCAGTGTTAATCATTTTAATCTTCGTCTGCAACTTTTTGACATCGGCATAAGTAGCACCAGCCATCTGGTCAAAGAACGACACAACAATCATGTCGCCAAGTGACACATATGGAGCTGATTTATACTTATACGACGCTTGGGTAGCATTAGGCAATCCGCCTCTCTCAAAGAAAGCATTCGAAGGAGCTGTTCCGAGGAACAATCCCTCTGTGGCTGACGTCGGAGCTAATTGATACCATGCATGGGCTTTTCCATTACCCTGAATCCTGTTCAATCTATTACGAACGGGTGTATCAGTTGGAGCCATGATTGCAAGTTCTGCTTGCAAATCTTCACGCACAAGCAACAATCCATCTACGTCAATCGAACCAATTGCTTTCTGGATATCGCCAATTGCCTTATCTATTGTCTGCGGATTAAAAAACATATTTTATTTTATCCTCCTTTCTTAATTAGATTTTTGTTACTCAACTCCCTCTTATTTAGAGAGTTTTTCCGCAATCCTTCTGTCAGCCACACGCTCACAGAAAGCCCTTTCTTCTTTATTCCAATTCTGAGAACCCTTTTCAACTAACTGTTGAGCTCTCACAATATCTTTTCTCAACTCTTCAGTAAACTCAGGTTCATCTTTCTTCTCTAAACGAACATCTTGATACTTTTCAACCTTAACTGCTTTATCGCCTTCTTTAGCATCTTTTCTTGGAAGAGGTTGTTTCTCAATCTTCTCAAGACGAGCTTTCAACTCAGCATTCTCTTTTCTTAGTGGTTCAATAACTGATTTTAAGCTCTTAGACAAAAGACCAGTACCAATTTTCTTAACAGTACTAGTTTTTTCAGCTTTAGAGCATGCATCTTCCTCTTTCTCCTCGGCTTCTTCTGCGGGAACAACGTCAGCAACGGGTGGCTCATCAGCAACGGTTTCTTCCACCGGAGGCTCCTCAGCAGGAACTTCCTCTTCAGTATCAGAACCCAAAGCACCTTCAAGTAATGCTATAACTCTGTCCAACTTAGCCTCAACAGAAGAGCCTTCAACAGGAGCAGCACCTGCTTCCGCACCTGCAGCACCAGCTTCAGTAGGTTCAGCATCTTCAGCCACAACCGCCTTCTTTTGCTCTTCAGCAGGTTTTTCCGATGCAGCAACAGGAGCTTTTCCAGATGCCTGTTCTTCTTTTAAAGAATCCGCTGAAGGCTTTATATTTGCCTCATGAGCAGCTTGACTATCTGCTACTGTAACTGTCTTTTTTTCTGGGTCATGTGTAATAGTCACAGAACCCGCTTTTTCAACCTTATTATCCACAACGACACCTCCTTTTATTTTTTTATCAATACAATATGGACATTCTGTATCTACGTGTTTCTTACCTAGCACTATTGTTGCACTCTCGTGTATCCTTTCTTTATCTATATCAGAAATAGGGTCTCCGTGAGACTTCCTAATCATATTAATAGCATGAGTGTTATCCGGCATAGGATAATCCCTTGTTTTAATAAGGGTATCACCATCCATAGTAACAGTTATTCTACCAAAATCAGTATCAGGCAACTTCTCTAAATCTTCTTTTGATAAAACTCGCTTTGCAATTATCAACGATTTCTCCATAACCCTCGCTGCTTCATTCTTAAGTGGGTCTTCTGAAATAGTCACAACATGAACTGACGTATCTCTTTTGACTGTTTGAAAACGACAAGCAGGGTTTGCAGGTCTGTCTACTAAGGATATTTCATTAAGGTTATACTTCGTAATGCGATTAACTGTCTTGCCAGAAGTCTTACTCAACTCTACTTTTTGGTCAAGTTTATCTCCCCCAATAGAGAATCCTTTATATACTCCCTCTTTACATTTCTGCCATGCTTGTTCATCAATAATCTTTGCCCCAACATAAAGCTCTTGAGTAGTGTCTCTAAGCTCTAAAATAGGAGCAGTTCCAACAGCGGACGGCTTGTGCATCTCACGAATATTACGCCAATTAGAATAATCTGCAACTGCGGACTTAGTTGCTTCCCAATCAACAATCTCATTTTGATTATCAATTTTAGAGCAAGTAGCTATCCCATACACCATACGCTGTTCCTCATCAAGTTTCGATATAGGGATAAAGAAATTCATTCCAACTTCCATAGCTCCTCCTTTTAACTTACTTGTATAAATTCACTAAATCTAAAACAATTATTACACAATTTCTCTTTATTAGCACATTCACGTATACAAACACCAACTGAAAAAGCTACTATTCTATTAGAAGGCTTAATTCTAACCTTTGATGGGTCTGTTATTACTCCTTCGAAATAGTTGCCTCCATCAGCATGTACTACAAACTTATCTTTACCTAATCGCTCAAACTTCTTAGGATTAGGTAATCCATCCCTATTCTTGCTATCTTTCTTTAACCCTGTCCTCTTTTTCATATATTCAGGTATCATAATCAAGCCTTACACGAGAATGTTATGTTAAAATTAGACGATAAGTTACTATTAGTAGTTTTAGTATTACAATTATACAACTTACACTTATTCAATAACTTATCTTCTTTCTTAATTCTTCTCTTTTTTCTAATCATAATAATCCCCTATTAGAAGCTAGAACTACTTGACGAACTCCTACAGCTACTAGAGCTAGAACTTGACGAACTGCTTCTACAAGAAGACGATGAAGAACTAGATGAACTGCTGCTTCTAGAAGACGAGCTAGATGAACTACTCCTAGAAGACGAGCTTGAAGAGGAGCTACTAGAACTTATACTAGACGAGCTTGAAGAACTACTAGAACTTCTACACGAAGACGAAGAACTAGAAGAACTTCTACTTGAACTAGAAGAAGAACTAGAAGAGCTAGAAGAGCTTCTGCATGAAGACGATGAACTGCTTGAGCTTCTGCTAGAACTAGACGAGCTTGAAGACGAACTGCTAGAAGACCGGCAGCTAGAACTTGATGAAGAGCTGCTTGAACTCCTACTAGAACTAGAGGAAGAACTCTTCGAACTAGTGCTATACGAACTTGAGGAACTCGATGAACTGCTTCTTGAAGAGCTAGATGACGAACTCTTGCAGGACGAACTTGAGCTTGACTTACAACTTGAAGAAGAGCTTGAGGAGCTACTTCTGCTACTACAGGAACTTGAGCAACTTGACGAACTAGAACTTGAGCTCTTACAACTAGAAGAACTCGAAGAAGAACTCGATGAGCTTCTGCAAGAACTAGACGAGCAACTTGAACTACTAGAATAACTAGAAGTTCCATCTTGATAGGCTTGCAATGTATCGAAATCTCCATTTCTTACTAAATTCTGTAAAAACTCATGCTTCGACATTATACCACCTCCGATGTAACGCCTCTATTATGTCTACAATTCAGAAGACCACATTTAGGGCATTTCTTATTAGTATCTAATTCAGGATGCGTTTCTCTAACAGTAGTTCCTAATACACCTGATTGAGCGTATGCGTTTTGACCATTCTTAGAAATCTTTTTAAACTTACCATTCATAAACTCTGCTAAAGAAATTTCACCATAAACTCCACCTGAATCATATGTAATTTTTTTAGGCGTAAGTTTGCTTTCACTAATTAGTTTTACAACTCTATCTATGTTCTTGTCGTCAAATTTATCTGCTTGAATATATAAAGAGTCACCCAAAACTCCTACATGAATATTCCCAGATTTTATAGACTGCTCTTTAATATTTTCAGCGTGCTCAGACGTCCAATCAGAATAACTCTTTAATGATTCTGGTATTTTTATTCCAAAATCTTCAGCATGCTGCCTGATATACTCACTATGTGTGCTTGCAGAATCTGAATTATGAACTTTTCCTTGAGAGTCTATAATAAAAGAATTTCCAAATTCTTTAATTCGCTCATCTTCCTTCTGACCCTCGCCGCTAAAAATCCATTTACCATCTTTTCCCCTGGGGTGTTGCTCCTCGTCAAACTTCTGCACATCTTCTTGGTTAACCTCATAATCTGAACTTCTTGGGTGTAATTCTTCGGAAAACTTAATCATCCTTTCAAACTCGTCTCCAGGAGCTAACGCAGGTTCGAACAATTCACCACATCGGCAGTTCCCATCACATTCGTTGTTTCCATATTCAGATTCAAACTCATCATAGGACA